CAAAACTCTCGCCCATGTAGTCGACCGACCGACCAATGACAGAGGATGCAATTTCGTGAAATGTTGGAGGCATAAACAAAAAGCCCGCCGCCGGATTCAACTCGCGGCGACGGGCCCTTCTATGGGTGGCGGAGAAACCTTACGGAGTGGTGACGCGAACGCCGAAGTCAGCGCGGCCGACGCTCACACCGTACAGCAAACCGAGCGAGTAGATCAACTCGCCACTGCCGGGACTGTACCACCGGCGCATCTGGACTGGGAGATTCAGGCCTGGGATCACCATATCCTCAACCTCAACGCCAACCTGCGCGGCGCCGGTGGAATCAACGCGGCGGGAGGCCATCAGCAGCGCGTTCTTTTGCAGAGCGAGAGCTGCGAGCGCTTCACCGTTAGCGTCGGCCTGATCGGTTTCGTACACGTCAAACTTCGAAACGCGAGGAACAGAACCCTCCGTTTTTTCGGAAATGAACCCCGGAAATTCTGCCGTGTTCAACGTCTTCAAAATCGAACCGTAATAGGTCGGATTTGAGATGATCGCGCGGCCTTCCTGAGGGGCTCCAGCGATCGTCAGCGCAGCGCCGAGGTCGATGATCGTCGACCGGGAGAAGTTGGCGGCGCTCACTCCCTGCGAAGCAGTGAAGTTGGCGGCAGTCACCAAGTTCCAAAGATCACCGAAAACTTTACGTCCAAGAGCCGTGGCGGCCGGCTGAATAAACAAGTCGTTCAGCATGATAGCCGACTTGGAACGCTCGAGGTCGTTGAATCCCCAGACAAAACCGAAGAAGGTGTTGAGGTTAACCGTGCGAGCGGTCGTCGTAACATCCGTCCGAGTGTACCCGGAGCTCAAATCCTGAGCGGTTGGGTTGGAGGGGAAACGGGTCGTGACGGATTCACCACGGGCGGAGACATCCGAGCTAAAGTCGGTTGCCACTGCGGCGAGCGGGGCGAAGACGGATTGCAGAGCCGAAAGGCTCTCCTGCGCGATTTCTGCGAGGTTCACCCCCGCGATAGTGTTGGGCATTTGGTGGGGTTAGTTGAGGGTGGAAAGCTGGGCTTTGTTTTTGGCGAAAAACTCGTTTCGAGAGTGAAGATCCAAGGCGTGGTATTCGGCCCAAAGTTCTTCTCGGCTCTTTGCAGGCTTTGCTTCCTGCGCAACGTCAACCGGCGCGACGCCAACGGACGCTAAAACCTCGTTAATCCGAATTTCGTTCGCATTCTGAACGTGAGCCGCCGCGGCTTTGGCGGCGTCCAAGTCGGCTCTGGCAGAGGCAAGAGATGCGCTCTGTTCATCGAGCAAAAGTTGTGCAGCCTTGAGGTCTGCCTCGAGGCTTTTGATGCGGTCCCTAGCTCCGGAGAGCGCTCCGAGCGCCTCGGTGAGGGTGGCAATGGATTCCATGCCATCGCGTTCAATGTCAACTGATCAATGTCACTAATTTGTTGTAGGCGCTCTCCTCGGTGAGAATCCCGTCGATCAAGTTTGCCTCCAAAGCGCGCGGCGCCATGAATGCTTGTCCGCGCATTGCGTCATCGGCAACCACGCGGTTTCTGAGCACATTGCCTTTGAACAACGCAAAAGCATCTTCGACGTATTGCTTTAAGTAGGCTCGTTGCGCTTCGCTGCCGATTGTCGGCCCCATCATGGTCGCTTTGAGGTCGCCAGCTTCGTTGGTCACCGGGTCAAACTTCAGACCTTCCATCTCCCACATTCCCGATTCATCCACGAACGGAACGATGGTGCCGATGCTCCCAACGGTGGCGGATTGCGAAGCGAAAACGTAATCGCAGGAAACCCCGATGTTGTAGGCTGCGGAGCACATCATATCATCCGTATACGCCACCATCGGGATGCGCCCACGAAGGCCTTGGATCATGTCCGCCACTTCACCGTTTCCAGTGCATTGTCCGCCGGGCGAGTCGATGTCGAAGAAAATCCCGCGAACATTCGCAGACACGGCCGCTTCAATGTCGTCCTCGATGTCTTCGTAGTCGGTCGCCCCGCAGCATTTTTCGATCTTCGAAAGACCCTTTCCAAGCGTTCCGACGATAGAAATCGTAGCGATGCCATTCGCGTCAATTTCCATTGGCTCGCGGGTGTTCACGAACATCGAATAGTCATCATCTTCCCCATTCTCCTTGCATTTGGCCCGAAGCAGTTTGGTTTCGAAAACGCTGCGCACAGCGCGGTAACCCGCCGGGGTGATGAACCACGGCTCACAGTAAATTTTCTGGTGCAGTCTAGGCAGTCTCATTTTGGTCAGGCGGGTTGCCGTTAGGAGTTAAAATTCGGAAAGAACTTTCTGGTAGCCCAGTGCGCTCCATGCGTTCGCGGATCGCCAGCTCTTCGTTTTCGCGTTCGTCGAGAACCTGTTCAACGGTCCTGCCAGACTCGGCGAGGATGTCGGTCAGCGACCGCATCCCCAGCTTGTAGGCCTCACGGGCGTCTGCGTTGGCGTAGCCTTGGTCAATGGTGATCTGAGGCGGATAAAGGAACTCCCATTTAAGAGATCCTCCAAGGTCGCTCCCAGGGTAAGGTGGAAGGATTCCAAGTTTGATCGCCTTCGAGATTGCGTAGCCGACGCGGCGACGCGCCACGCTCCGAAGCAGCGTTTGCCGATCACTCACCGAGCGATTCACCTTTGAAATCACCTGCCGCACTGCGGGACCGCTGAGCTTCGACGGATCCCAATAGAACTCATAGGGCATCCCGCACCCATGCAAACAGTTCCTCATGAGCCGATCCATAAGCCGCTCCTGAGCGTCCGACGGCTGCACCTGCGTGAGTTGCTCCAGCTTCGAATTGGACCCGGCGCGAAAATAGCGGACCGAACCACCATAAAGCTCTTCCCCGACCAACTGCGAAGGCTGCCGCGGAATCTCGGCGTTCATAAGCTGGAAAGCCGGGTCGTTGGCGTCCGCCATTCCCATTTCGTTGTGCTCGATGAGCCCAATCGACGCGCAGAGTTTTGACGCCTCGCGCATGTAGCTTTGCACCGTCGTCAAATCCCGAAGATCCAATAGAGCCGACGTGACAGCGGGGAAACCGCGGACTTGATCCGAAGACCGAGGCTCAAAAAGAAAGTCCACCGAACGCGCGCTGATTTGCCGTTCCTCGGCCTCGTCTTGCACCGTGAACGCCACCGGGCGCCCCTTGGAGAGGATTACCCCGTTGTATGTTTTGAGGCCTTTGTAGGGGCCTTTTTCGACAAGCCCGTCCTGCTGTTGGCTTCCAACTGCGTGCCACGGAATCGCTTGGAATTGTGGGTAGCCGTCGCGGCTCTCGGTGTAGATCGTGAACGCGTCGCCGTCTCGGTCGATCGCAACCGAATCGAGGTAAAGGCCGGTGACAAAATCCATCCCGTTCACGTAGGCGACGGGATAGAATTGGTTCACAAGCCACTCCTCAGCGATGTCGCCCCATTCCCGGACGCGCTGATCGCCTTTGCCGCCAACGTGCCGGGGCTGCCACGACTTTCCGACCGCGTACATGGCCTTTTCCTCGATCGCTCCTTGGATCGGTCCGAAATTCCAAAACGCTTTGTTCGACGCGGAAACGATCCGCTTCCACTCGCCGACGTTCACCTCTTTGGTGATGGGCTGCGTGTGAGTGTTCCAGTAAGGCCGAACACCACTCCATCCGGCTCCGATCAACCGCTGATTGCCAAGCGTTCCCAGCATAGCGCCGACCTTGGGCTTTTTGAAAATCGAAATCAGTTTTTCGAACATGGTCAGTTGAAGAGGCCGATCGTCCGAGTGATTGGCCGGGTGAACCCGCGGGCTTTCATGTCTAGCGCTTGTTGCGCCAACATCAGGATTTCGTTGTGGGTCAAGTTCGTTAGGTCGTACTCAAGCGTGAAGCTGGATCCATTCACGGTTGACGAAATGAGCGTACCGTCGAGCGAACTCACAGAATCGAATGCACCATCTCGAATCTCCCGAAGCCTCCCGACGTCGAGGTTCAAAAACGCTCGCAGAATTTGAGGGTACGACTTCACGCGTTTGGTAAGGCGTCAACCGGTGCCTCTGGCCGCAGGAGCCTAAACATCGTTGCCGCGGCTACTTGCATCGCCTCGCAGTCCCAAAGGTGGTTTGCCCTTGATCCGATTCTAGCCCATCGCAGCTTCATGCGTTTGGTTCCTTTATCCAGCACCTCACGCTTCATTTCCGAATTGAGCTGCGCCAGGTATTCGGAGGAAACATCCCGCGGAAACTCCCATCGCGGAGAACCGGCCGCCCGAAGGATCGCCAGCGCGTCCTTGATGCCTTCGTTTGCCCAGAGAAAAAACCTCACAGGACCGCCGCTTGGGCTTTTGGCGTTTTGGAGTGCTGAGAATAACCGCATCGCTCCACGCTCATCTTTGAACCCATTTAACCCACTGCCGGAGATCCCGGTCCACCCATACCGCGCGCACCAGTTGTGCACGTTGCCGGTGTTGTATTGCTGGTCAATTAGCACGAATTGATTTTTGACAGCGTAACGCTGCTGAAGCTCTCGCACCATTTCCACGGTGATGATCTTGCCTTCCCAAATGAGCCTTGAGCTTCCGTCAGGACGCCAAGCTCGAATGATGCTCCAGAAATGGTCCTGCTGGACGTCCACCGTTTGAAAACGGTGAACCTCGCCGTCCACTAACTGCCCGTTCATGAACTCGGTCAGGGCGTAATCCGCCGACACCAATTCAACGTCTGGCGCCGATTGGTCTGCTTTCCAACGCTCTGCCGCGCGCTTTTGAACAAACTGCCGAAGGTCGTCGATTACGCCCCTGCGCTTGAGCGCATTCGCCGTCAGCCATTCTCGCACAAGGTCTGCCCAATCGACCCACCACACCGCCCACGCTGGCCAATGGTAACTGCGATGGCCGGCAACCGGATTCCCGGCCTGCGGTTGATAACACGAGGTCGCAGCCATCGCCCGACGCGCCCCCGTGGTGTTCGCGGTTTCGTGTCCACAACCGCCGCAACAATGCCGCACCGTTTGCGCTATGCGCCCCCAGTCGTACTCTCCAGCTTCGGTCCTGTGCTCCTCGTATTGGATTTCCGCCCAGACCCATTTCCTCCATTCACCGCATCCCGCGCACG